AGCGAACCGCATTTGTTTTTCAGTTTGTCGCCTGACGAATTTGATCCGCTGGTTTTTGAGTCGCTTCCCGACCGAATGAAAGAAGAGATCCGGCAATCTCCAGAGTTTCGCGAACTAGCTTCGGCGGTCGATGCTAACGGTAAGCCGGTCAACATGATTGCGGACACGCCATTCTGATGCGACCTAAGCAACCAGCAGACAAACCGGCGGCGGTGATCGTCAAGACGATGGAGCCGCCGCCGGGCTTCCGGTTTTTTACCATCGGACCGGAAGAGATGGACGCGATACCGCTTTGCAATTGCGGGTCGTACATGACAACCGAGACGCTCGAAGGTGAATGGCTCTGTCGCTGGTGCGAACCAGAGCGAGCTAGGGAACGCGGCGAACGGACGATCGGGCTGTTAAAGGCACGGGCGAAGATTTTACAAAGCAACGGACCAACAAAAAGGGAAATCAAATGACACAGCGAAAGCTAAGCGACAACGACAGAAAAGATATTCAGCGCGCAGCAAATGCAGTGTTGCAAATGTGCGACTGGAGCCTGTTCCCAGAAGGCAGAGAGTATTGGGACAAGATCTACGAGAGCCTTAGCGATCGAGCCCGATACGGCACGAACGACGGCAAGCCGTGGGTAGAGCCGGAGCTAACCGACGAAGACGCGAAGCAACGGAAGTTGGTTATGTGCCGGGATAACCACGACCAGAGGTGGCAGGGTCCTTATGTGTTGGTTTGCAAAACAAATGAAAAGTATGGATTTGCTGCCGCATTGTCAGATTTTAGCGAACTTACCTCTTGGGTCTATTGCCGCCTAGCCACCCCCGAAGAGATAGAGGCCGCCAATGCCGACGAATGACGACATCACCGAGCACTTCGGCGAGCGTGCGGCCATTGCCGAGCACGACGGCGGCTTGTCGCGGCGGGTCGCGGAGTATCAGGCGGCACGGGCGACGCGGGAAGCCTACGGAAGGCTGACCGATGATATCGAGAGGCAGATGCGGGAGACGAGGGGACTATGAGCGGACTACAGGGAGGCCTTGCAGGTCTTGGGGTTATGACCGAGCTACCAGAAGACCTAACAAGGCTAATCAAGAACGATTTGCGTGTAGATTTCGGCGACGACTACCACAGCGTAGTTGTCGCCGTTGGAGATCGAAAATTCTGGAGGCTTGACAGGAGATGGCGATACAAGAGCGGCCCATATTGCGGAGTGCACGAGATTGTCAAAGCGATGATCGATTTCGATAGTCGCGAACAATTTAGCATGACAAACAATCAGGCCAGGATTTTTGAGTTTGCTGTTGAGCAATTTGGCAACGCGATTGACGCAGCATGTCAAACGATTTCGGAGCTGCGTCGACAGATCATTAAGCAAGACATAACGCTAAAACCAAAGGTCGATTATTTTTCTAGTCAGCTTGATAGAAGCCAATGCGGAACAGATAGGCGAACTCCATACGTCTATTTGATGAGGCACACAAACGGACTAACAAAAATAGGATTTTCGTATTCGCCACAAGCAAGGGAAAAGACGCTTCAAGCGGAAGACCCAAGGCTGCGACTGATTGCGACAAAGCAAGCACATAAAAACGTCGAGACTCGTTTGCATCGCATTTTTTCAGATAAGCGGGTGCGTGGTGAATGGTTTGACTTGTCCAATCGGGAAGTCGATTGGATGCGTTTTCTTTGCGGTTTTGAGTCGGTAGAGGATTTGGCAGTTGTCAGCGGTTGACAATGCGTTAAGATTTTAGAAGCCGTAGCGGGCTCACAACAACACAACCACCGGCGGTGCCTTCGTGCCTATCTAGGCTGGCCCGCTACGCCGCGCCGCCGGTGGCTTTTTGGTGTTTAAATGGATTACGAAGAATTCATCCGATCGAAGGTGCGATCGGCAAGGCCGCTGGGCTTTGAGGTTGCGGTTGGCGAGCTTCCGAAGGCCCTAAAGGGCTGGCAGGCCAAATGCGTCCAGTGGTCGCTACAGCGTGGCCGAGCGGCTTTATTTGAAGATACTGGCCTAGGGAAAACGATTCAGCAGTTAGCCTGGGCTGACGCGGTTTGCAAGCGATCGAAGCGGCCGGTTGTGATTCATACGCCAGTTGGCATTCGAGCCCAAACAAAGCGAGAGGCCGAAAAGTTTGGCATCGAAACGCCCGTTGCCGTGGTCGATGAGCAGAGTGAAATTGTCGAGGGCATTAACCTCATCAATTACGAAAAGCTCCACAAGTTTGACGCTTCGATTTGGTCAGGGGTTGTGCTTGACGAATCGCAGATCCTCAAAAATTTTACCGGGAAGATCAAGCAAGAGTTGATCGACTCATATCGCGAAACGCCATACCGCTTGGCATGCACAGCGACACCGGCGCCCAATGACCACAAAGAGCTGGGCAACCACGCCGATTTTCTTGGGGTCATGCCGTCGAACGAAATGCTTTCGCGTTGGTTTATCAACGACACGATGAAAGCAGGCGGCTACCGCTTGAAGAAACACGCTCAAAAGGACTTTTGGCGATGGGTAACCTCGTGGGCGGTTTGTCTTTCGCGTCCATCCGATCTTGGGGCTAGCGACGACGGCTACATCTTGCCACCACTGACCGTTGAGCGACACATTGTTAGCGTTGCATATGATGGCGTCGCCGATGGCTTTCTATTCGACGTCGAAGGAATTTCGGCGACGAACATCCACGAAGAAAAGCGGCGGACCAACACCGAGCGAGCTAAGCGAGTTGCGGAGATTGTGCGTGAGTCAGAGCGGCCGGCAATCGTTTGGTGTTACACCGATTACGAATCTTCGGAACTGATGAAGCATGTCGACGGGGCTGTTGAGGTTCGCGGGTCGATGCCGGAGAAGAAAAAGCAGGATCTACTCTTAGGATTTGCCGAAGGGCAGTTTCCGGTGTTGGTGACAAAGCCGTCTATCGCTGGCGTCGGGCTGAACTTTCAGGTTTGCAATACGCAAGTGTTTGCGTCGCTTTCGTTTTCGTTTGAAGAGTATTATCAGGCCGTTCGAAGGTCTTGGAGATTTGGCCAAACGCGACCGGTCAAGGTTCATATCATCGGCAGCGACGCGGATGCGAACATCGAAAAGAGCATTGCCCGAAAGGGTGCCGATCACGGCTTGATGCAGGCGTCGATGGCGGAAGTTGTTAGGCAGTTCGGACTTGGCAATCAAGCCGAGTTGATGAGGGTCGGTTTATCGGCGTCGGCGGTTCCGACGATTCCTAGTTTCTTAAAATCAAAGGCAGGTGTATGAAATGAGTTGCATGAACGAACAGCACGGAACGGATTGGACATTCTACAACGGCGATTGCGTTGACCTTATGCGGGACTTGCCCGATAACTCGATCGACTTTTGCATTCACTCGCCGCCGTTTTCTTCGCTGTACATCTACAGCGATTCAGAAAACGACATGGGCAACGCAGCGAACGACGAAGAGTTTTTTCGGCACTACGCTTTCGCGATTAAAGAGCTTTACAGACTGACGGTTCCGGGCCGCCTTTGTGCGGTCCATTGCAAGGACTTACCGCGATATGCGAACGTCTACGGCACGACGGGGCTTATCGACTTTCCTGGGGCTTGCATTCAGGAGTTCGAGGCCGCTGGTTGGGTCTTTCATTCGCGTGTAACGATCTGGAAATGCCCCGTAACGGAGCGCGAGCGGACCAACAATAACGGACTGCTCCACAAGACCGTTAGGCGTGATACGTCGCAGGTGCGGCAAGGTATGGCGGATTATCTGATCGTCTTTCGAAAGCCGCCAAGCGAAGGAAGCGGCTTGATGTCCGACAAGCCCATCGTTAGGCCGAAGGGATTCGCGCGATACATTGGTGAGGCCGGAAGCTCAAACGATAATCACCCGTCGCCGTTTTCACGCAAGAAAAACGCGGCCGATCCGTCGATCGATATTTGGCGAAGATACGCGGAGCCGGTTTGGTGGGATATCAATCAAACGGACGTCCTAAACTTCAAACTGGCGACAACGGAAAACGATGAGAAGCATATCTGTCCGCTACAGCTTGGGTTGATAGAGCGTGCCGTTGACCTGTGGACGCTTCCGGGCGACGTCGTGTTTTCGCCTTTCGGTGGCGTCGGTAGCGAGGGCGTCGGGTCGCTTAGGTGCGGCCGAAAGTTTGTGGGCGTTGAATTGAAAGAATCATATTGGCAACACGGGTGCAATTTCTTGCGATTGCAAGAGGAGAAGAAAAACGTTCCGATGCTTCCGTTTGACGATGCGGACGATACGTCTTGGGAGCACGATAGCTTCCGCGAAGTAGAGTGAGTTTTTAGTTGCGAACAGGTTGACAGATTGTTATAGTGTACGAAATCAGCCTTGGCCGGCTGACCAATCCAAGCCACCGCCCGGCGTTCTGCGATTATCTTCGCAAGCCGGCCAAGCTGCTGGGCGGTGGTTTTTTTCTTGGAGTCTGAAATGGTTAGACGTTTGGACGTTGGGCGATCAAGCCGAACGCCAGTCAAGCACGAAATTTTGCATTCGATGCTTGGCAAGGTTTGCGGCGTTTTGTCTGCAGATAGCGACAAGGTGCCGTGCAAGGCTACGTGGGCGAATCCGCTTGTTTGCGTTGACCTATGCGGCGGCGATGGCTTGCGGTCGGATA